CAAAACTCCACAATCTACTCATGTATTGAAAAATTACATTGCCAGTTATTGCCGCAGTAAATTGACTAGTGAAAGGACCACGAATGATAATTTTGTTCTTCGCATTCAAATGTGTTTCATAGTTAAACGCATCATTCAACACATAACGCCCACTCATTTTAAAAATGCGTTTGTAGTTTTTGTAGTCTTTGTTTATTTCCATCTCTTGAAAGATAGTACCGAATATGATTATCTCAGCCATATTCTTTACAATATCTTGATTTGGAACTGCAAGAACTTGTTTAACACTTGGTGCATCAGAGAAGCTAACAATCGCTCTAGCGTATTGAGTTAATTGTTGTTGTTCGTCTTCAGTTGGAATAACATCACCGCCATCTAGAATAACAATGTCAGCATCACATCTTTGTTTGATTGATTTGAGTGTGTCTATCGTTTGTTCTAGACGTTGCTGTGGAGAATAAACTCCATGCTTAGTGTGTATTGCAGAAGATACTAGAAATAAACTTTCACTTTTTTGCTCTAGGGTTTTTAACATTTGTTTTTCTCACAGTTTTAGCCGCAGGTTTAGGCGCAGGCTTTCTGCGCTTTGGCTGTTCATCAGGTGCGCCACGTTTGTTCAATCGCTCAAACACTTCTTCGGGCTCCATCCAAATATCTTTATTCTCAAGCATAGCAGTAATTTCTGCATCAGTTAAGAATTCAGAATACACGCTTCTCATAAATTTGTCAGACCACTTACGTTCATACATGATGTTATCGTACATTTCACCGCCCTTGCCAATTGTTCCACCTGAATAATTGTGAAACATGAACATAGAGTTTTCTGAGATTTCAAAACCATCTGCGGCTAAGAACACCATCGTAGCGGCAGACATACATGCGCCTTCTACTGATGCTATAATCTTTGCGCTAGATTCTGCCATGACACGCATTAGTTGTACTGCGGTGAATAGATTACCACCTGGCGAGTTGATGTGAATTTTGATGATATCAGTTTCGGATGCGTTTCTGATAGTCTCAAACCATTCAACGTAATCGTCAGGTGTAGTTATTTCTCCACACAAGTAGAACGTGTATAGGTGCCCTAAAGGTTTTGGTTGTCTAGGCTTCTTAGAATCGTCTAAGCCAAGCAAAGAACTAATTTTTTCTTCTTCCATTATTACTCACTTTCTACATTGTTATAGAGTATACTCTATTTTGTTTCGGATGTCAACTTGTCAACTCCATATTTGCATATCCAATATGCATCTATTAAGTCGGAAGATGGGTTCCATTGCTTCTCTGTCATATGTAGTTCTTCTTTCAAGCGAATATCATGCACTTCTTCGAAAACCTCTTGCATTCTTTCTTTATTCGCATTGCCTTTACCTGTAGCGTATTTTTTAATTACGGTAGGTGGAACTTCTGTGCATTCTACAGCAAACAACCACAGTCTATATTTTAGAATGCCTGCGTTTTCTGCAATATTAAAAACTCTGCCCTTAGACCCCATAGAGTATCCTTCTAAGAATACATGTGCGTCTTTGTCTCGTTCTAATAATCTGTCTATGAAGAAATTTGATATGCCATCGTATCGCAACACATCACTTAAACCTTCATGCTCAAAATACTTGCCTGTTATGTTTTTAAACTGAACATCATATTTTCTCAATTGTGTCAGAAAATAGAAATGACATTTATCAAAACTAAATTCTCCATCTTCAGTATCGAATAAACACATTGCAGGTGAAGTTAATGAGTAGTCTAGTCCTGCTACAATCATTTATCGTCTTCTTCTAAATCCCAATCATCAATATCTTCTTCAAGTAATTTTTCCCATTCCTCATCGATATCGTCTTCGTCATGCGTACCAACATTTTCATCTGTTAGTTCTGATCCGCAATATGAACAATGAATTGGTTCGTTATGTGTATCTCCTGCAATCGGTGTTACAGTATACTCTGCTTCACACGAATCACAAAATATTTTATACTTCGACATAAATCTCCTTATTCGTACATTACTGTATCAGCATCACCAATTGCCCATTTTGGATTTTGCTCTACAATATATTTTTTAGTGCAGACTTTAAAGTCTGGAAATAATAGTTGTTTAGGGTTGCTTGCCGCATCATTAAATATACAGCGATTGTTTGGCTGTGCCGCATACTGACCATTGTCGAGTTCTAAGAAATTGTATGATTTATGGTCTTCTGGATTTTCGCTATCGCCCATATCTAGATATTCATCTGACGCACAATTGTCAACAGTAAACATGTAGTTTCCTGGATACCATTGTTTATCTTTAGCGTAAAATTTGCCACTCAGATTCATTAGAAATGATTTTTGTATCACGGCAATGTCATACGATAAACAGTCCCATATTTGCAAATGATCTAGAGGTAAAAATTTATCTCTATCTAAATTGTGATTTCTGCTCACATACGCTTCTAATGGAAGTTTATCGTACAATGCTCCATACTCAGGCAAATACGATTCAATGAAGAATGCTCTACGGCTCATTGATTTGATTGATACCCAAATACAAGGTACGTATTCACCAAAGCCTTTTTCGAAATTATAAAGAAATTCTTTTCTTACATAACATCTAACTCTAGGAGTGTTTGCGACTAAAAAACTCATATTTTTACCAATGCCTTATAACGCCCGCTACAATAAACAGGTTCGTTATTATATAGCAAAGAACAATAGCTGTTCTAATGATTGCAACTTTGTCTGATTCTTTATCACAGGCACTAGATTTTTCTCCTAGTGCCTTTGCCCATAATCTCCACATGTGTCAATCAGTTACACCAAGATTGTTTTGCTTCGCCATAGTATTCTCTAGCATATCCTTTAGAGATTAACATACCACGCAAACTTTGTCCGTTGAGAATAACGTCACCAAGAACACGCCCACCATATTTGTCCCAATCCATCAAAATGACTTGACGTTTCTGACTTGCAAGAACAGCTTCTTTGGTGAATTTTGTTGCGGCTTGTCCTCTAGCATCTTCTTGAGGACATTGCGCTCTGTGTCCCTTCTCTGGCGTGTCAACACCAAAAACACGAATGCTTAATTCTTTTTTGAGTGGGTCTGGGAGCCAAGCCGCTTCAAACGCAACAGTATCCCCATCGATAACCCTAGTAATATTAGCGTCATATATAACTCCCTGTTTTTGCTTTCCTTGTGCATGTGCGTTCCATACAGGAAATGCAAGTCCAATCACAACGCATAACGACCAAATTTTAATGTTAGAGAATTTCATGGTCTACTGTAATTCCATTAGTGCTATTGTATTGCGTTCTTGCATACAATGGTGATGCAGTATTTGCTAAGTCTGCAACAAACGCATCTAATTCTGATCTATTGCTAAATTCTTTAATTGAAACTTTTTGTAAGTCTGTTTGTGTGTTAGAAATTTCAACAATTTTTCCAGTATCAATATACGTTTCATTGTAGTAAGTTGTAGCCGCATTATCCGAGCCTTCGGTTCTCCATTCTACTCCAGTATTTGGACGAATTCTTGTTGTTTTTAATCTGATAGCCATTTAGTCTCTCCTATTGGTTTGTATGACAATACTATTTATTATGCGGCTTTGCCCCAAACATCAGCCCAATCACCTTTGGTCGCACCTTTTGCATAGTCTGTAGCACGATTCTCAAAGAAATTTGTGTGTGTTGGTGCATTAATCATTTCTTCGACCCATGGCAATGGGTTTCGTTTGACTTTAAAGATGCCTTTCAGTCCAAGACTAATCAAACGTCTATCTGCAATATATCTAATGTATTTCTTAACTTCTTCAGAAGTCAACCCTTGCATAGAACCCATAGAGAACGCCAAGTCAATAAACTTGTCTTCTAGTTCTACCATCTTCTCTGCAATTGTATAGATTTTAGACTTTAGTTCATCATTCCAAATCTCAGGATTTTCGTTAATGTATGTTCTGAATAACTTAATCATACCTTCGCAATGTTGTGTTTCGTCAACAATCGACCAAGTAACAATCTGTCCCATGCCTTTCATCTTTCCATGTCTAGGAAAGTTCAATAGCATAATGAATGAAGAGAACAATTGCATACCTTCTGTGAATGCTGAGAATACTGCAATGTGTGTAGCAGTAGATGCGGCATCACCATTCTTGCTAGAAATGTCCAACACGTAATCGTGCTTGTCTTTCATCTGCTGATATGCTAAGAATTCGTTATATGTTGTGTCTGGCAAGCCCAACGTTTCAATCAAATGTGAGTATGCGGCTACGTGTAATGCTTCACGTGCGGCAAACCCCAATAACATCATACGCACTTCTGGTTGTTGAAAGTATGGAAGATAGTTCTTAACATATCCACCAGCAACGTCAATGTCGCCTTGTGTGAAGAATCTAAAGATGTTTGTTAGAAAATGTTTTTCTTCTTCAGTTAATTTTTTCTTCCAGTCTTTCACATCCTCTGCCATTGGCACTTCTGTATGCAACCAATGACTCTGTTCGTGTTTAAGCCATGCGTCATATGCCCATGGATAGTTGAATGGCTTGAATGCATCTCTGCTAGATGTTAAATTTGTTTTTGTTTTCATTTTTCTTTTACGTCAAATCTCATGCTGGTGTTTGGATACTTATGTATGAATAGTTCAATGATATCTTCAACAGATTTTCCTTGTCCAATAAAAGAGTTGTCTCTAATATCCCAAACGTAAATCTGATTGTCGATACACTCACTACGGCATACGACTACTTGTTCTGCTCGTTCTGGTCCTCTTTCTATAACTTCTTCTACTTCATTTCTATATCGCTTCAATGTAGTAATGATAAAAATCCATAAGAAAAATACCAGTAGAAAAATTTCAAAAGTTCCGAACATATTATACTTTCAACCACTCACTCAATTCATTTTTCATTTTCATTCCGACAATGCGTTTCACTTCAATGTCACCGTCTAGCATAACTAGTGTCGGAACGCCACGAATACCATAGTGTGTTGCGAGTTCTTGATTCTCATCAATGTCAATAACTTCAATAGGAATTTGTGTATTAACTTCGTCTAATGTTTTCGCTAACATTTTGCATGGACCACACCATGATGCTGTAAATCTAAGTACTTTCATTTTTTTATCCTTAAGTTATTTCCAATATTTTGAATAATCAATATTATTCCAATACTTTTCGTTATTACGATTCCAAAAATTCTTAATAAGATACCAAGTCATACCTGTATATCCCATTATTTTAAATCTTCTACTATCTTGACCAAAATGATGATTCATTAATTTAAATTTTT